TCGGCACCCTGTAGTTCAGTTTTTTTATACTCGTTTACTTTTTCTTGCTTACGATCAATCTCTTCTTGAGTTCGTTGCTGCAGGTTTAGCATGTTCTGCTTCTGCATTTCAATCTTATCTTTAAGAAGATCAAGTTGATAGTCAATGTCACGAACTTCTTCATTGTTCTCTCTGATCTTATCTTTGAGTAGAACATTCATTGTGGAGAATACCTGAATGTCCAAGATATCCTCAATGATATCACGACGAGATGACGCAGGTAGTTTCATGAATGGGACGAATGTAGATGATCCCAACACAACAATCTGCGTGAATGATTTGTAATTCATCTTGAGGACGTTTGCCTCAAAGTTCTTTTGTTGTTCTACAACAGTGCTCTCCTGGTTCCATGCTTGTCCGTTGCAGAAGATTTCAAACTTGTTCGGTTTGATACCACGAACAACTTTGTATTCCATCTTACCAATACGGAACTCGATCTCAACCAGACAATCTTTTTCATTGATACTATTGATCAATGATCCTTTGCTAATCTTACGAAAGGGTTTGCCAAACAGAGAAAAGGTAAGGGCATCCAAAATGGTGCTCTTACCTGCTCCGTTGCTACCAACGATTAGATTTGTTCTGCCTGCTTCTAGATCAATTTCACTAAACACATTACCCGTGGACAAGAAATTCTTCCAACGGATCTTCTCAAATATAATCATTCTTCAGGATCATCAGGGGGTATCAAAAAATCGTCAGGCGTGATAATGGAGAACCGTTGTCCACGTTCTTGACATGCTCCAATTATAGCATGATCTTCCATCTCTACAACCTGCATGGGAGGATAATCTGGATCTTCTTCAATCATCATCAGGTAACGCTCAGCGTCCTCCTCTTCAGTCCAGATAGGAATAACCCTATCTTCTGCATCATTGAACACAGAAAACACACCATCAGGGTGGTCTTCTAGAGTTAGGATGAACATCAGACTACGTTACAACTCTCAATATATAGCGACCGCATAAGGGTCTTCAAATTGGATTTGTCTACGGCAATTTCTACCTCATCAATATACTCATTGAGAAGTGTCATGGTGTCTTTAGTCTCTAGATCTACATCCTCTACGTTGTCAGCATCAACCAGTGTCTCAACGATCTTTACATCATGAGCACCTACGTTGTAAAGACGATCAACCAATGTTTCAAACATTTGGTAGTCCCGTTTTTCCTCAACGATGAGTTTGATGAACTTGTCCTTATAATCAGACACATCTTGTTTGTTGTAGTCCACACGTGCGTCGTCATAGAAGATTTTGTCGAAGATTTCAAACGGGTTCTCGACAAACTTAAGTCGATCACTTTCAGTATCGTAGATATGGAATCCACGGCGGTCTTTATAATCATTCCAGAACATCTGATAAGGGTTACCAAGATACTGGACGTTACCATTCTTTGATTTGTGATGGAAGTGTCCAGACCATACTCTCTTAAAGTTCTTAAACTGAGAGATTTTAAATCCACCTTCAAACTTCATGCCTGGTGTGACTTCAAAACCATCACACTCAAGATGACCACACATGATGTCTGCTTGACTTTCAGAAATCATTCTTAGACTTTCTTCTTTGTTGCCAGAGTTAATCCATGGCATCATCAAGAATACTTTCTTACCCATCAAAATTTCTGTTGGTTCAGAATAGATCTTAATGTTCTTGTACTTCTCTAGAAGAAGTTCAGGTGAGTTGATCTTGTTTGTATTCTTGTAATAAGTACAATGATTACCAAGGATCATATGCACGTTGTAGGGTTTTAGTCTCTGGAAATAATTCGTATCAACACGGTTAAAAGTATTATAGTCCATAGACTTTCGATTATCGAAAGTGTCACCCAGATCAATGATGGTCTTGATGCCTTCTTTCTCAAGAGTTGGAAAAAAGATTTCATCGTAGAATTTTTGAAAATAGTTCCAGAACGCTAGGGAACCTTTGCGTCCGTCAAGATGCTGGTCAGTAATGAGTGCAATTTTCATTGGGGTTTGTGATCCTTCATGCCGTCATGGTTGCCATCACCTGGCAGTTTACCATATGCTAGGTATTCTACCGCTTGTAGAGATCCTTGCAACCTCTCAAGATCCTTTTGAATGCGACGATACTCATCATGCGCTTCCTTGATCTCTTCTGCTCTGGCAGTTAGTTGAGCAGTTCTCTTTGTGAAACGCTCAATAAGTTGTTCATAATTTTCTGTTGGTTTCATAATTTACCTCCTACTGTCCCGTCATACGGGTCTGATGTACGGCAGTTCGCCCAATTTGTAGCGATGCCTTCGAGATGGAATGGTGACATCGCCATGACAGCTTCCCTCGTAAGTCCTGTGATGAGTTCCTTGCCTTCCTTACTATAGCTAGTCCACGTTCCAAAGCGTTTCTGTTCAACACGGAATGTTCCATAGGGTGTTTCAAACCATTCATGTTCAGCAATTTCAGGGTGTTCACTCATCGATTCATTTTAGTTTCAATATTTTCTTTGATGCTTCCCATGTCAGAGTAAGAAGCATTCATACCAGACATACTACCATCGTAACTGTCTGTATGCATCACCTCATCATAACCAGACTTTTCTAAAACTCTTTGTTTGATTTCCAACTGCTTCTTCTCTTTTTGGATACGACGAAGGAAAGCGTAGTAAATAATTTGTGTGAAGTATGCAAATGGGTTCTTCGATTTCTCTGGATCAAAGTTGAGAATATATTGGATGCAGTTCTCAACTCCATCACAGATCATGTCCTCACGGAACATGTAGTTAACAAAGTTTGGTTTGTATGAAAGGTGGGTGGCAATTTTGGAGAAGCAACTGCCTAGGTATTCGTAGCACTTCCTGAACTGTACAGCAGTTCTCCTATCTCTATGATTTCTATAGTAGTTGATAGAGACGATATGAGTTTCATGCCCGAGTTGTTTACCCTCCAGGAAGTAATCCCGCAGTTGGACAACAGCAGCAAGGAACTCTTTGTTGTTAACGTAGTATTCGGTCTTTTTTCTTGTCATTACTGCAGTTGCCATGGTTGTTACCATCTTTCATGTTAGTAGTGTAACACGTAGGATGAACTTTGTAAAGGGGCTTGACACAACCTCAGAAACTCAGTACAATTAACCTTGTCGAGGTTCAAAGGTTGTATTAGCTTTTATTAAATATATCTTCTAGAGATTTTTTCATTTCTTTTACTGAACCTAGATATCCAGATTTTCTTGGTAGTTTATTTGCTCTACCAATTAGAGACTTAGCTCCTTCTAGTCTAGTCAATGTCTTGAGATAAAAGTCTTGAATGGTATCATCCAGTTCAGTCATCGTTAGAACATTACGTCTGTCAATAACAAACATGTCTTCAAACGTGGCGCTGATCCATTCCTTGAAAGAGAAACCAGATACTTCTAGTTGACCTTTACGTTGCTTTGCAAGTTCTACTTGCATTGGTTTGTCAAGAATAATTTTGTCTTCATCTGGGAGATAGCACACTTTAGATACTATCTCCTCACCTGATATCAATTTCAATGTTGCATAAAATTCTTCTTCCATATTAACTTGCTCTAAGGTTTACTCTTATAACCTCATACTTAAAATTCTCCTCATTGTAAATTGTAACTCTCTCGTTCAAATGTTTCAATGTGTAGTTCTGACCACCAATGTCGTCAGCAATGTCATACAAGGTTGCAATGTCTTTGCCTTCGCCTTTCCTGAGGACACGTCCGATGGACTGGAGGTTACGGATGCGCGACTTACTAGGGGAAGCAAAAATAATGTTGTGTAATCGTTTGATGTTAATGCCTGTAGAAAAAGTTCCGTAAGATGCAATAATGACAGCGTTGTTTTCTGTCTCTGTAATTTGCCTGACTTCTTCTCGGTCTTCTACATCTGTGCCACCATGCACAAAGAATAACTTGCGCGATGGATCTATAGTGCTATTTATCAACTCGTAAAGTGGTTCCCCGTGCTTCTCGATGTAGTTAAATAGAACTAGGGTGTTGCCCTCTATATCTTTGACAAGATTTTTGATGAGGTTATTTCTACCTTTATGTTCGACAAGATACTCCATTTCATCATGATATGTGTCAAAATGTTGGGGAGCGTGTTTACACAGCAACACTTTTATCCTAAACTTAGACAAGTAACCTGACTTAATCAGATCATCTGTTTTAGTTACTCTTTCACAATCACCAAACAATCCTTCAAGTACCCACTTGTGTGTCTTGCTACCATCAAGTGTCCCAGTAAAACCAAAACGGTACTTGGCATTGTGTAGTTTCGTCATAATTCCAGTGAGCGACTTTGACTTAAATAAGTGTGCTTCACCACCGATAACACAGTCAATGTCATCAAAGTATCTTTTT